GTGGTCTGTTGCTCGATGAGCCAGACGTGGACGCTATCATTGCCTTACGACAGCTAACGCTGAAGTTTGGCAAGATGCTGATTCCGTGCAGCGATGCCCGGAATCAAGCAGCCAAGTCTAGCTACCTCGAGTGTGAGCAGGACGTTCGTCGTTCGGACGCGGAGCTCTCTGAGAGTGATCTCGAAGAGTTTCGCAATATGTCCGAATTGCTTTATGGTCAACTCTTTAATCGGCTCGACCGAGAGGTCATGTTCGATAGAGTTGTACCTAAGCATGGACCAGGGTCAACCGCCGATCATCTTTTGGGTAACCAGAAGTGGAATCAGCGGACCTGGACCAGACGGTTAGAGCAGGTATTTCCTGCGGTCTACCACGTCATCCCGAGTTGGCGGTTTACGCCCGTTCTGAATGATGTGAACGTCCTCGAACCCGGTGAAGAACAACCTGTCAAGGTTGTTCTTGTTCCTAAGACGTTGAAGACACCGCGAGTGATTGCAATGGAGCCCACCTGCATGCAGTTTATGCAGCAAGGGGTCTCCCGCAGTCTTATCGCGTACCTCGAGGGAGATAGACTCCTCTCAAGGGTGATCGGTTTTGATGACCAGACTCCTAACCAGGAGTTTGCTCGTCAAGGTTCGGTTGACAACCGCACCGCAACACTCGATCTGAGTGATGCTTCCGACCGTGTCTCCAATCAGCTCGTCCGGACTATGGTAGCTCGGTGGCCCAATGTAGCAAGGGCTGTCGATGCGACCCGGTCTAGACGGGCTGTCATAGATGGTAAGACAGTTCGTCTTGCCAAATATGCGTCTATGGGTTCAGCACTCTGCTTCCCGGTGGAGGCCATGGTCTTTACGACCTTGATCTTCGTTGGGATCCAGAGATCGCTCAACAGGCAACTAAACCGGAAAGACCTTCGCAGGCTTTCCGGCTCGGTGCGTGTCTACGGGGACGACTTGATTGTCCCCGCGGATCATGTGCTGTCTGTCGTTGAGGCACTAGAGCTTTTTGGAGCTAAAGTAGGCCTCAGCAAGAGTTTCTGGACTGGTAAGTTCAGGGAGTCTTGCGGAAAGGAGTATTACGACGGGGCGGACGTTTCAATAGTTCGCGTCCGTCGAATGCTCCCAACACGACAGCAGGATGCTGCAGAGGTAGGTTCGCTGGTCACTCTTCGAAACCAACTCTATACGAGTGGTTATTGGAGAACGGCAGCGTACTTGGACCATAAGATCGAAGGGTTGATTCAGTTCTTCCCAACGGTCAGTCCCAAGTCCTCTGTATTGGGCAGGGTGAGTTTTGTTGGCGAAACCTTTGGGTATCGCTTTTCGAGACTGCACCCAAGCCGTCAAAGTCCCTTAGTCAGGGGCTTTGTAGTGTCGGCCAAACCCCCCAAAGATCATTTGGAGGGGACTGGTGCCCTATTTAAGTGTTTGCTTAAACTAGGCACTCCAGCTGGGGATTCACTCCCCTGGTTGGAACCTGGTGCGTCGATAGGAGGCCCTTTTGGGGTCTACCACGACGCCACCTTGTGGGCAAGCCAACCCCAGGGTGATAGCGATCACTTAGAGCGTTCTGGACGCCCTCAGCGCGTCGACATCAAGCTGAGGTGGAGCTCACCTGTTTAA